GGAATTGGAAGCCGCGCTCAAAAAGCTTGGGCCTGAAGTTGCGACCAAGGCCGGTACAGAGGGAACGCGAAAAGCCACCAACGTCATGCGTGATGCGGTCAAGAAAGCTGCTCCACGCGGCGATCAGCCAACGAAACGCACTTGGCGGAACAAGGATGGCTCGCAGGGAACGGGCGATTACGGCCGTCTGCACGAGAACATTAAAAGCCGGAAGCAGCGCAGCAAAAAGTCGCACACCATCCGTTACGTGGTGACGACCGGAAGTGCCTTTTGGGGTCGTTTCTCCGAGTTTGGCACCGAGCATGAACCCGCGCGCCCATGGTTCAAGCCAGCCGTCGATCAGATCGCCGGAAAGCTGGTGGACGCACTCAGAACTGAACTTGGAAAGGCCATCGACAAAGCGGCCAGAAAGGCCCGCAAATGATTGAGGCCACACTTACCCGATTGCTCTCCTTGGCATGTCCGCGAACCTACCCCGTCGTGGCACCGCAGACGGCCAAGACCCCCTTCATCGTTTACACGCGGGTTAGCACTCCCCGACTGCGAGACTTCGACGGATCGACCGGCATGGCAATGCCCACATTCCGTGTTGATGCATATGCGGACGATTTCGACACCGCCCGCGCACTTGCCAACAGCATCCGCGTCAAAGTCGATGGATACCGCGACAAGGTAGTCCAGGAAATTGCGCTCGTAGCCGAGCAAGACATGAGCGACCTCGTAACGACGCAGGGACGCACTCGTATCATGATGGAGTTCAAGATCGCGCACTCTGAATGAGTGCCTGAATAAGTAATGGCGAGGCCCGCTTGTTGGGCTGAGTCCAATAAGAAGGAGCCAATAATGGCCGCAAACGGAATCAATACAGCGGGCACCAAGCTCGAAATCAACAACACTGGCTCTACCTACATTCAGGTAAAGGGCTTCACCAGCTTCAGCGGCATGGGCGGCGGTTCTGCTGCCGTGATCGACACCACGGACTTTGATAGCGCGGCCAAGGAAAAGGCAATGGGCCTTCCTGACGAGGGCCAGGTTTCCGTCGGCCTGATCTTTATCGCAGCGGATGCCGGTCAGCTTGCAATGCGTACCGCGCGCAATACCCGCGCAGCTACCAAGTTCCGCATCACCCTCGCAAACGGCACCAAGTTCGACTTCACCGCTTTTGTTCTCACGTTTGAGCGTGGCGCAGAGCAGGATGACGTTGTGAAGGTTTCCAGCAATCTGGAAGTCACCGGCGCAATGGCTGAAACGGCTGCTGTCTAATGGTAACGCTGCTCAGTCGTTCCGCATTGCTATCGGCTAAGCTGCCGCACCGCGACGTTGCCGTTCCAGAAATGGGCGAAGGCGTCGCGGTTCGCGTCCAGCAGATGAGCGTGAACACTCGCGCTGCCTATCTGGAGCGCATCCGCCAAAACCAGCAAGCGCACCTTGATTACGAGGACGACCAGTTTTTGCCGGAAGCGGATCGCAAGGGCGTCGAGAAGCCAGTCGACCTAGATATTGGCATTCTCACAATCATTCACAGCCTTGTGGACGAAGATGGCAAGACGCTGTTCGTTGAGGCTGACATGCCTCTGTTCAACGAATGGTCGCAGAACGCGGTTGTCCGCATCTATGAGGCCTGCATCGAGATCAACAACTACGACAAGTCGATGGGCAAACTCGTGGAGTCCGAAAAAAAAGGCTGAGAACTGACCCCTATCGTCGTTTCCAATTCCGCTTGGCGATGGGTCTGGGAAAAACCCTCTCGGAAATCGAGCATGTTGATGCTGACGAAATGGTTGGCTGGATGGCGTTTTGGCAATTGGAGCCGTGGGGCTGTCCGGCCGAAGATCATCGCGCAGAACTCGGCCTAAACCTCCTCTACGCAATCAACAGCAAGGCAAACGCCAAAATCCCTCTGTTCATCGATCGCGATCCCGAGGGCCGCGTCAAAGCTGATCCGACTCCAGAGCAGTTGGATGACAGCATCATCGACTTCTTCCTTGGTAAAACGATCAAGGTGGAAGCCGTTGAGGAAGTTGCCGCTCTTCCCCCACCACCGAATAAGACACGGAAAACGCGCAAGGACAAAGGCATAAAGCGCGGTCCGCGCAGCCAGTCAGTGCCCGCAGCTAAGTAATCGACACTTAGAGCGCGGGAGTACCAATGGCTCAACAGATTGCATCACTTTACGCCAGTATGAGCCTGAACAGCGCCGCTTTTATCAGCGGACTTGAGCGCGCAACCAAGGCTACTAACCGCGCCAGCAGCGCAATCGAAACTGGCATGAACCGCGCGTCCATTGCCATTAAGGGTTTCGCTGCTGCCTTTGTTGCCGACAAGGCCATCGACGGCGCGCAAAAGTACCTAGCAATGGCAGACGCTTCCAAGAAAATGGAAGCGCAAATGAAGCTGGCTACCGCGCAGTTTGGTAATCAGGGCACGGCGATGCGCGATGTCACGAAGATCGCGACCGAAACGCGCAGCAGCATCAGCGGTATTAGCGATCTGTATGCCAAGTTCATGCCCACCACGAAGGAGTTGGGCAAAAGCCAGCTTGATAACGCTCGCGCGGTCGAGACATTCAGCAAAGCCATGAAGGTCAGTGGAGCGGATACCGCCTCGCAGATGTCTGCCACGTTGCAAATGGGTCAGGCACTTTCGGGCACCAACGTACAGTGGGAAGAGCTTGGCGCGATCATGGACGCCAGCCCGCGTCTCACGCGCTTGTTCACGGAAAGCCTCGGCGTCACGCGCGGCGAACTCAAGAAGATGGCCGAAGACGGCAAGCTGACCAGTCAGATGCTCTACGATGCACTGACGAACAAGAAGATGACTACGCAGATCGATGCGGAATTCAAGGAACTGCCAAAGACGTGGGAAGAGAGCAAGACGCTCATCGAGAACGGCCTAACGGCCCTCGTTGGTGCGTTCGACCGTGGCGCTGGGATCAGCGATGGTCTCGTCGATGCGATGGGCGAAGGCTCCGATGCAATGGACGTTCTTGCCCGTGAGGCGGAAAATGCCGGCATTGAAATCCGCGCACAGTTCGCCGGTCTCCATGATGCGTTCAATCCAATGGGTGACGGCGCCGCAACGGTGTTCGATCTGATCCGCAAGGATGCGGATTACACACGGGAAACCCTGGGCAACCTGCTCCGCTTCATCGACAAGGTGCATAACGCCTACGCCGCAATGGATAATTGGGGCACCAAGATCGAGAACGGCACCAAGCGCGTTCTGAATAAGGCCATCGACCGCGCTGGCGGTGGGCAGCACTTCGAAGAAAAGCCGCTTATCGCTGATTGGAACATGGGTGGCGACTACGACAAGGGATACCAGAAAGCCCGTCGTGGGGCACTTCGCAACCGTTTGATCCGTGGCATTCGGATGAATGGCGGCGACAAGTACAAGACGTTTTCTGGCAAGGGACAGACCGACGAGCAGCTTATCGCTACCAGTCGCGGCGTTCAGGCCGATGTGGCAGCGGGTCGCACGGTCGTTCGTGGCACCGGTCGCAGCACGCTCAAGCCACCAGCCGGTAAGGGCAAGGGCAAAGGCGGTTCGGGGAAGAGCGCGGCCGAAAAGGCCCAGCAGGAAGCAGAACGTCAGGCCGAAAAGGACCGCAAGGACCTAGAAGCCTTCACCAGCGACAAGAACCGCAGCCGACGCGAGGAACTGGACAGCGCCGCCGCTCTCGCCAGCACCGCCACCCAGCGATTTCAGTTTGAGCGCCAGTCGCTTGAGCAAGACCGCAAATCGCGCATGGACCAGATCGACAAGGACGGTCCCGAGGGCAGCAAGCGATATACCCAGGCCCAGGTTGAAGAACTCAAGGCCATTGAGGAGCGCATCACTGCCAACAAGCGACAGGCAATCAATCTCCAAGACGCAGAGTTCACTCAGCAGGAGGAGTTGAAGCTAAAAAGTGCCAGCATCGCAAACGCCGAAGAGCTGCTTCAACTCGACTCTAATATGGCGCGAACCGCGAAGGATCGTCGTGCAACGGAAAGCCGCCTTCTCGATCTTCGTATGCAGCAGGAAAAGTTGGCCCTTGATGCCATCGTGGCCAGCCGCGACAGCACGGAAGCCGAGAAGGAAATTGCGCGTCGTCGTCTCGCCCTCCTCCCCCTTCTACGTGATCGGGAGCAGAAGTCGGTTGACCGTCAGACGATGGGGCCGATGGCAAATTACCTTGATGCCATCCCCCGCACGGCCAACGAAATCAACGAGAGCCTTGAGAACGTTCAGGTG